AGCAGCTGAATATATAGGAAAAGTAGATTTTTATTATACTCCATCAATGTATATGGGATTTGTTAAATTAGGTACATCTGGAGGTATATTAAATACTGATACGTGTGAAATGGAGGTAGATGGAATAAAATATCAAGTAAAAAATAATGGTAAGAAAATATTTTTAATGGAAGCAGCTGCCAGAAGTGCTCATACTATATTAGTACAATTGATGAAAGACGGTTATCCTATGTACCTACATCTAAATATAACGAAATTAAAAGAAGAGTGGAGATATGGCTTTGCAAAAAAATATGAAGATTTAGTTGATTTAATGACTAAAACAAGAGAGTTCTTCATTCCATCTTTGACCTTAACTTTGTTAAGTGAGTTATTACATGGATTTCGTATGAAAATAGAGAGAGGTAATGTTATAAGAATTGGATGTACTGCATGGTATGGTGGGTGGTATGAATTAGCGCTGTTTATGCATTACTTAAGTGATGAGCTTATATGGGCCGATGGTGATATTACAGGGCTAGATAAGCATATTCAGGATTGGCAGCTATATTTATACTTAGCTGGAGGTAGTAGGTATTATAATTATAAAAAAATGAACAGATCTCAACGAGCCTATATTAGAAAACTATACATATACGTTATGACTCATGTAGTTAGTAAGGTGACGCTTCAAGTAGGTAATTTTTGGCGTATTATAACTGGCGTTATGTATTCTGGAGGTAAAGAGACTTCGCATGGAGATTCTTGGATAATGGGATTGTTATTTTGTTTATATATTGTTTCCGTTATGGATAAATATCCTCGTTTGGAGCAAGTTATATTTATGTTTGTTGATAGGGGATTTATTCGTTTTATAGTTTATGGAGATGACCATGTGTGGTGTTATCCCAAAGTATTACGCGGAGTTTTTTCAGTGCAAGGATTTGCAGATTTTTTACTACGATACGCTCACATGGAATTACGAGATTTTAAAGAATACGATTCGTTTCTTACTATACCCGATTTAAAAACGGGCACTATCATTAAAGAAGGACCTAAGTTTCTTAAGAGATACTTTATACAGAATACGTTTATACCAGGCGGAGCTCCTATTTTGCCATATAAACCTTTTTTAGAGACAATAGTAAAAACATTAACAGTAGAAACATCAGAGGGGTATCTTGGATTGGCCTTGAAGTGCATGGGCCAGGCCTATGACACCATGGGTACCAATCATGTAGCTTATTATGCTATAGAGGAGACCTACAGGATGGTAACACAATCTGGGGCAATTAAAATGCCTAGAGAAATGTACGAAGAGTTTTGCAAGACCAGAGAGGGCGAAAAGAAAATATCAAAAATGATGCGACGAATTGGTCTTACCCCGGAGGAAGTGTTTACTGGTTTTCCTACCTTGGATTTGATGTATAAAAGACATGCTCACCA